TTCAAGTCCTGTCCACCGCAACCATTTGGCGCGATTCAAAGGTTTATTGTCACGATAATACTTTACGCGACAGTTTGATTTTACTAACATAACAATAATAACAAATTATGGCTATCTGCCGATCATGCTCTCAGTACTACAAAATGTCTAAGTGGAATCCTACGGATCAGTGCGAGGAATGTGTTGATACACTGGAAGCACCCATGTTCGATGAAGAGGACTCATTAGAAGTAGAGCAACTATTGAATCCCTCGGGTATGACAAAGCCTGTGTTTTATGATTAACTAAGAATGTCTCGTTCGTCTAATGGTCAGGACACTTGCCTTTCACGCAAGTAACGCTGGGTTCAATTCCCGCACGAGACTCCAAATCTGTTTCTTGTTCTGTACAATGCATGGAATGAGAAACACAATGATCCTGCTACCTAGGACTCGTTGACATTACGAGCAAGCCGTCAGGCAGGTGTCCTTCGTTACTCGGAGCGAAGTAAAAGGAGTGTCATGCTTCACAGAATTATTGCCAACTTTTTCTGATAAGTTATAGAGCGTTCTCTTTTGCGTATAGTACGAAAAGCTATACCTGCAGTCGTAAGCAGGACATATTTTAATTCAGCCCGCAGAGTCGGGCTTTTGGTGTTTGGACTCGCGCAACGAGTAAAAGCAAAGCAACTGTTGGTCTTTTAAAGTTAAGTTATCCTGATTAGGGTAGATAGCTTTGCACCCTGTTGCGAATCTTGGTAACTTAACTTTAGGAGATTATTTTGGATTTTAGTATTGGAAAAGTTTTTGGTAAATTGACTGTTTCTGGCCCAGCCACAAAGTACTACACAGAGGGTGGGTATGATTATTGGGTATATCCTTGTACTTGTGAGTGCGGCGGCACAAAGAACATCAGAAGAACTCACCTAAAGACTGGAAGAGTTCAGCATTGTGGGTGTATTAGACATGCTACTGATGGCTCAGTTCACGAATCACACGATTTCTACGACACACCTATTTATCATTCGTGGTTTGCTATGAAGCAGCGTTGCACGAATAAGAATGCTGCGTCTTATCCTCTTTACGGTGGCAGAGGGATTACTTTTGATCCTAAATGGAACTCCTTTATGGGGTTTTATGCAGATATGGGCGAGTCTTATGTTGATGGTTACAGTATTGACCGAATAGACGCAAACGGAAATTATTGCAAAGAGAATTGTCGCTGGGCAGATGACCATACTCAAGGATATAACAGACGTTTTTCAAAATTGAACAAATCAGGTAAAACCGGGGTTCTTTGGGATAAGAAGTCAAATAAATGGCGTGTTAAGTTTAACCCTCCAAACAAAGAAAAACAAATTAACAAATGGTATGTATATCTGTGGGATGCTGTCTACGAACGTATGCTACTAGAACAAACATACTACGGAATAGTTAAGGAATAATTATGCCTTTTGTCTCGACGAAAGAAAATGGTGGTAAGCGTGATCCGAATATCTCAACAAAGGGTCGTCCGCTAAAAGGTGATGAAAAGACAATCACCCGAAGAGAGGCTAAGGACAAGGAAAATCTTGTCACAGCCCGTAAACTTAAACCTATTAAACATAGTGCTTTGAAGCATCTTCAGAAGATTATTGATGATCCTAAGACCACCGAGTCCGGTAGACTGAAGGCCATTGAAATGGTCATGAAGTACAGTCATGTTACCAACGAAAGTCTTTTTGCACCTTCTGCTAAAGATGAACTTCCTGAAGAGGAAACTAAAGTTGAAGAAGTGCAACCAGATAATCGACCTGTGTTTAGTCTACGCATGATCAATACAGAAGAAAATAACAAAGAGGAAGAATGACAAAAGAACCAGTTATCATTGCACCTGCATCCAAAAAGCAGGAAATGTATATCAACGCCCAACAGGACGTTGTAATTTTTGGAGGCGGTAAATAATCCAGTGCCGCCTATAAACCCTGTTAATTCGGTGAAACCCTAACGTAAAGTCGAGGGTAATACCGAGCCAAGTGAAATAACGTGTGTGGAGGTCAGTCGAAAGACGTAGTGCTCAAGTGAGTGCGAAACACAGGGACAACTTAGGTTGTAAGATATGACCCGATACCCAGAGAAATCTGGGAGTAGTTTAACGAACTACATAACGAACCGCAACTGGCTGGTAGCGGTAAATCATTCCTCGGAGCGATGGATTTTCTGAAGTATACGGATGACCCTAAGTTCAGAGGACTTGTCACAAGACGAATTAACCCTCAGATTCACGGACCTGGGGGTATTTTTGAAACATTCATGAATCTGCACAGGCAAGTTTATGAAGATAAACTCAAAGTAAAGAAGCGTGATGGTATTTTAGAGTATCCGTCTGGTGCTTCTATTACTTTCCGTCATTGTCAGTATGAAGAAGACAAGCATTCGTTTCAAGGGTGGCAACTTAGTGCTTATTTGGGGGATGAAATTCAGCAGATGACAGAATCCCAAGTCATCTACATCATGTCTCGCTTACGTACTGATGCAAAGAATAAGCCTGTATTCAGAGCAACGTGTAACCCCGCTGGTAAAGCTCATTGGTTAACAAAGTGGATTAAGTGGTATCTCTTAGACGATGGACTCCCCGATCCTGCTAAGTGCGGTGTTACTCGCTACTTCACAATGCGTGATAATGAAATGGTTTGGGGTAATTCTCCAGAGGAAGTAAAAGAACAAGTTCCTAATTGCAACCCATTATCATTCACATTCATTAATGCCAATGTCTACGATAATCCTGTACTCATGGCACGTAACCCAGAATATGTTGCATGGCTTGAGGGGCAAGATCGTGAAACTAAAGAAGCACTACTTTACGGAAATTGGTATGTTACTAAGCAAGAAGAGAACTACTTCAAGCGTAAGTGGACACCTGTTCTAGAAGATGCTCCATTTCATGGTAGAAAAGTACGAGGTTTTGACTTGGCAGGTAGTATTCAGGACGAGGTCAACAAAGACCCTGACTATACCGCAACTGTACTTTTGAGTAAAAATCGAGACGGTAATTACACAGTGGAGCATGCTCACAGAATGCGTGCAAGGTTTCATACCGTTGAAGAGTATATCATGAAACTCTCAGAAGATGATGATCCTTCAATTACTTACGTCCTTCCAGTTGATGCTGGTATGGCAGGTAAAGCCTATGCTGCCAGTCTTCAAAAGAAGTTAGCTGAAAAGGGTAGGCATGTAAAGTTACACCCCACCGGGCAGAAAAGTAAGTTAGTACGGTTTAGGCCGTTTGCTTCAGTCTGTGAGGGTGGTTTTGTCTCCGTGGTTGCTGGAGAGTGGAATGATTGGTTCTGGGACGAGCTTGAACAGTTCCGAGGTGACGGAAAGACTCACGATGATGGGTTAGACGCTGTTGTATCTGCCTTCTGGGCACTCAACCAAGGCGTAGAACTCCCCATTATGTCCATGCCCAATATCTCCGTAGCTGGTCAACCAATGCAATCCTTCCACCAATCTTACGGTAAAAATAATTCATTCTCTTTACCTACGTTCAACATCAAATAAGAATAAAGGAGCCTTATGGCTACAAGAAAGAAAACAGAAGTCAATAAGGCTCTTAGTATTCTAGATCAACCTGAACGCTTTAGACTCGGAGAAATCGGAAGTCTAGGAATGAGGGTGTTTGGGGGTGTCACCAGAGAAGAACTCAAACAAGAACTTAACTGGCCGCAAAGCATTAACACCTTTCGGAATATGTCATATCACTCAGCGATCAATGCTCCACTGACGCTGTTTGAGAATATCATTTCCAAAGCTACTTGGACTTACAAACCTCCGATTGACGCTACAGAAGAAGAAAAGAACCAAGCCAAGATCATCAATCAAATGATGAATGACATGGAACAACCTTGGTCTGAGTTCATTCGTGATGTTTTGAGTGCTAATATCTTTGGTTTTTCTGTGCATGAAAAGGTCTATCGTAAGCGTTTTAAAGCTAATGGTAGTATGTATGATGACGGTATTATCGGATGGAAGAAACTTCCTATTCGTGTTCAAGAAAGCATCAGTAAGTTTATCTTCTCCGAGGATGGTAATGAAATTGTAGGTGTACAGCAAAACCTTGCTTACATAACTGATACGTATAACCGCTTTTCGAGCAGAGGTAATCTTATTAACTTACCACGTAGTAAGTTCTTACTGTTCCGTACAGGTAAGCACCGTGGCGATCCTTTTGGTAAGTCTCCATTGCGGGATGCTTATCTTGCTTGGAGGTTTTTGACTACACTAGAAGAACTTGAAGCGATGGGGGTAGCTAAAGACCTTAATGGTATCCCTGTTCTAGAGCTTCCAGCCCAAATTCTTTCCGCAGATGCTGCACCAGAGGTGCAAGCTCAAAGATTGTATTTTGAAAACGCAATGCGTAACCTGCAAGTCGGTGAACAAACTGCCCTAATCTTACCAAGTGTAAGAGATGAGCAAGGTAATTCAATGTACCGAATTTCGCTTCTCTCTACAGACGGTAAGAAGAATTTTGATCTAAACAAGATCAAAGATTATTACAAGAATCTAATCTTTACAAGTCTTTTCAGCGATGTATTGACGCTAGGACAATCGGCTACAGGTTCTTTTGCTCTTGGAGCAATCAAGAACTCCCTTTCCGGTGCATATGCGGAACGTCTTATTAGCACTATCGCTGAGACAATCCAGAATGATCTAATAAGGCAGACGTACACCTTAAATTCGTGGAGTACAGAAAGAATGGGTAAGTTAGACTTTGATGGTCTGGATAATACAGATGTAGAAAGTCTGTCCAAGTACCTCCAGCGTGTTGCTTCTGTTGGATTGCTGGAGAAAGATCGTGCTGTGCTTAATGCTGTACGTCAAGGGATCGGTATTGATCCGCTTCCAGAAGATTTGGAACCACAACAAGACTTGATTACTCCAGAGACTTCAAGATCGGGGGATGCCCTCGGATCACCCTTTGAGGGGACAAGAACATCTGAAGGTGGTCAAAACGACAACGACAACAATCTGGACAATACTGCATGAGCTTAGGTAAAACCATTAGTGTTTTAGCAGGGGCAGGGTATACAAATGTCTATTCTGCATCTTCTATTCCTGTAGGTACAAAGATTCTAATTCAAAACCTCTCAAGTTCTGAATTGTTTGTGTGCCTTTATGCTTCGGCTCAAGATCAAGGTTTTGTGCTAGAGCCTTACGCTCAGTATATTGTCCCCTCTGGTAGTTTAGGTTGCTTTGTGAGAAGTACTAATACAAGAGGTGGTTTACTTGCTGTAGAAATGGGAGCATGGAATGCCATAGGTGCTCCTGTTGATGAGAGGGTCTATACTGGACTCAAGGCTCTGACTACACAACCATTTATTGAATCTAATGTTAAGAACGGCACTCAATGGGAAGTGTCTTTTGAGAACAATTCCGTAGCTGCTGGAACCAGTGTAGATGCAGTGATGACAACTGGTAATCAATACGTTCTGATTAAATCTAGGCAGATTAGTTTTACTGGTTCTGAAATTGAAGCTTCTGTATATAAGAACAGTACGTACACAGGTGGAAGCAATGTCTCAGTATATAATTTGAATACATCATTTAGTGCCTCGCCTCTTGCCACGCTCAAGACTGGAGTTGCAGTTACGTCTATCGGAACCGAGATTGCTGCAAAGAGCCATGCTTACGGTGCAGACACTAATGCAAATCAGATGTCAGGCTCATATGGCGTTACGGGCTTAGAGCGTGTTTTGCAACCCAATACAGTGTACTTGCTTAGAATTTTAAATCAGTCTTCGATTACTGTAAAAATCGCAGGTTACATTACCTTCTACGAAGGTGAGATTAGTACTTTAAATTAAGGAATAAATATGAATGACCCAACATGGCCCGGTAGTAAGTGCGTCAGTGTCACTGCATCCAATACTGTAGATTTTGCGCAACAAGCCCGCTTACTCTATATAGGGACAGGTGGAGACATTGTAGTCGTTAATACTGATAATAGTACCTGTACTTTTAAAAGTGTTGTAGCGGGTACAACCCTTGGACCTTTTTTCATCAAAAGGGTAAATGCTA